TGAAAAAAAATATTACAGGGGCCGGTATACAGACAAATGAACCTTTATTACTAGATATTTTTGAAAAAATTTCTAAACAACAGTTAACTACATTATTTAACAGTTATCAAAAAATTAATGGTACTAAGTTAGCTCATGATTTAAAGAACAACGCTTTTGATGAAAGTGAAATGTCAAAGTTAAAAGATATTTTTCTGAAAAAAGGATTAAAGTTATCTAACTATCAATAGGTAGTTTTTAGTATTATAATCAAAAACAAAACAAGTTATGGCAAAAAATCATTGGAACTCGAAATCAAAAACGAGGCAGGAAGCATATAAATATGGTTATAAATCTGGATTAGAACATAAAGTTGCAGACGCTCTTAAAGAGATTAATTATCCAGTTAATTACGAAACCGAAACACTTCATTATACGGTGCCTTCGACAAAACACAAATATACTCCTGATTTCGTATTCACACGTAAAGATGGCGGCACTATGTACGTTGAAACAAAAGGACGTTGGACTACTGCAGATCGTAAAAAAATGAAATATGTTTTACAATGCAATCCTGACATTGATATTCGCATAGTATTTCAAAATCCGAATCAAAAAATATCAAAAGGTAGTAAAACATCATATGAAGCGTATGCTCTGAAGATGGGTATAAAACACGTTGCAAAGAAAATGATTCCTGCAGAATGGTTAGCAGAATGTTGCCAATTGGATGAAATACCAACCGAAAAGAAAACTTTTTTTAAATTTTGATTGGAAGTGTGAAAAAAATTCATTATTTTCTAATGTAAGTAATGGCATTTAATTAATTGAATGAATGAAATGTTTAATGTAATGAATTCGTTAGACCAGGAATGAAATGAATGGGATGACATAAATTAATAATTATTATATTAATAAACCAGATCTTTTGAATCGTTCCGTGTTTTCATTATATTATATTAATGAAGAATCTAAAATTATTACAATTACTTGAAACAGTACTAGGTAAAGGTAAGCCAACATCACGAGGCAATATTTCATTCTTCTCTCCTTTTATCTCACATCATAAACCAAAATTAGAAGTAAGATCAACACCAGATGAAAATGGTGATTATACATGGCATTGTTGGGTTTCTGATAAACGTGGTAAATCAATTTATACTTTATTCAAAGCACTAAATCAACCAAAAGAAAAGTTCGAGCAACTTGCAAGAATAATTCAAACAACAAGATATCGGATTGAAAAGCAAGAAGAACGAGATACTGTATTACAATTACCAGAAGAATATCATCCTTTGTGGGTGTATAAAAAATCATATGAATACAATGCAGCAATGCATTATCTGAAAGGAAGAGGTGTTACGGTTTTTGATATTATTAAATATAGGATAGGGTATGCAGAAGAAGGACAATATGCAAAACGAATCATTATCCCAAGTTATGATGCTTCTGGTAGCCTTAATTATTTTGTATCTCGTATTTACCGTGATAGAGAAGGTATGAAACATAAAAATCCTACAGTATCAAAAGATATTATCGGATTTGAAATGATGATTAATTGGAGAGAACCAATTGTACTTTGTGAAGGTTCTTTTGATGCAATTGCAATTAAAAGAAATGCAATACCGTTATTTGGGAAACAAATTCAACCAGAATTACAAAAGAAAATTATCGAAGAACATGTACAAGACATTTATATTTGTTTAGATGCTGATGCATTAAAAAATGCGTTAGATATTGCCGAACGATTTATGAATGAAGGATTAAATGTTTACTTCGTAGAACTACAAGATAAAGATGCTTCCGAGTTAGGCTTTGAAGCAATTACAAAACGTATTTCAGAAACTATGCAGATGTCATTTGAAGATTTAATGATGATGCGAATGGGAATGTTATGGAAATAAAGAAGATTGATATTGGGGTAGACATTATCGATAAAATATTTCATGTGTCGGATGTTCATATCAGAACATTGAAGCGACACCGTGAATATCGACAAGTATTTGAGAATATGTTTCTAACAATCGCACAAGAAGCTACTGATAGATCAATATGTGTAGTTACAGGTGATATTGTTCATTCAAAACTTGATATGTCGCCAGAGTTAATTAATATGTTAACTGAATTCTTTAATGGATTCACATTACCTACAATTGTTATATTAGGTAATCACGACATGAATTTAAATAATACACATCGTGTTGATGCATTATCTCCAATACTTAATGTTATTCAAAATAAAAATATTCATTTTATAAAAGAAAATGGTTTATTTGAAGCCGGAAGTGTTTTGTTCAATCATATGGCTGTTGATGTTCCGCCTGCAAAGTATGTGAACGGATCTGATATTGATACCGAACATTTTAAAATTGCATTACATCACGGAGCAGTTCATTCTGCTCGTACTGATGTTGGTTATGAAATTTCAAATGAACATGTTACGGTAGATTTATTTGATGGCCATGATTTATGTTTATTGGGAGATATCCATAAACCAAATCAAATACTTCAAGAATATCATGTTGAAAATGGTGTAAAAAAGCCATTAACGGTATATCCTGGATCATTGATACAACAAAATCATGGGGAAGCATTAGGCCATGGAATACTTGTTTGGGATCTCCCTGACAGAAGTTCTCAATTTATAGATATACCAAATGATTATGGTTACATAACATTTGAGTTAGATGGAACATCGATTGTTAAAGCACCATCATATGTGCCGGTCCGGCCTAGGATTAGGGTAAAGTTTAAAGACACGTCAGCAGCTGACATGAAAAAATTTCTTGCAGCGTTACGTAAAAAATATACTGTTGAAGACATTTCCATTCAACGCATAACAGATACATCTACAAACACAGCTGCAGCAAATATTACAATAGGCAATGTTCGTGATGTTGAATATCAAAATACACTTATTACAGAGCATATTGAACTTAATTATCCGCAAGCAACTGATTCAGAAATTGATGCTATTCGTCATATTAATAGATCAACAAATTCAAAATTACCAGTATTAGAATCAGTTCGTAACATAACATGGCATCCAGTTTCATTTGAATTTTCAAACATGTTTTCATATGGCGAAAATAATCATGTTGATTTCACAAAACTTCAAGATGTTGTAGGATTATTTGCACCAAATACATCTGGCAAATCATCATTGTTAGATGCAATGACGTATACTATTTTTGATAAATGTAGTAAAACCGGAAAAGCTAAAGAAGTACTTAATAATAAATCTACACAATTCTTTGGTCGTTTTGTTTTTGAAATGAACAACGTAACGTATACGATTGAAAGAACAGGTATACAACAAAAATCAGGACACGTAAAAGTTAATGTTGAATTTTATTCTGATAATCAAAATCTTAATGGTGAAGAACGTAGTGATACAAATAAAAACATTAGAAAATATCTAGGAACTTATGATGATTTTATTTTAACGGCATTTTCATTGCAAAACGATCAAAGTAACTTTATCAATAAATCACAAAGAGAACGCAAAGATTTATTATCACAATTTTTAGATATTACAGTTTTTGAGCAACTTTACCAACTTGCTGCAGAAGATATAAAAGAAACAGCTGGTAAATTAAAAGAGTACAAGAAAACCGACTTTGCTCAAATTATTTCTGATGCAGAAGATATTATTTCGCAAAATATTGATGCAATATCTAAATGCGAACAACAAGAACAAGATGCACAAACACAAAAAGACGAACTTCAAGATGATTTATTGCGTCAAGTTGAAAGTAAACAGCCAACAACATATACAGGTCCGTCAATAAAACAACTTAAACAGGAAGAAATTGTATTAACTGATAAGATAAAAAATCTGCAGCAAGAAATTGAAACGAAAGAACAAGAAGTTGAAGAAAAAAATGATACTCAACTTAAACTTCGTGTTGATATAAAGCAATTTGATCATGATGATATTGAACACCACGTTGGAAAATATAATTCATATGATTCAAAGATAGAAACACAAACGAGAATAACAAATAAACAAAGGACATATGTTGATGGATTGCAAGAAAAAATACAACATCTCGACACACATGAATATGATCCAGAATGCAAATATTGTACATCAAACGTATTTGTTAAAAACGCATTACAAGCCAAGGATTGTATTGATCAAGAACGTGAGTCATTGAAACGACATGAAGAATATTTAACACGTTTTAAAACAGAGCAACAGGAATTATTTAAATACACTATACAAAAAACTCAGTTAGAATCATTGATTTCAGAACGATCTGGAATACGAGATGATATTGAACGTGATGAACTTCGTTTAGAAATTTTAGAAAATGAATTACAGACAAAAGAATCTGAATTAGAAACTTGTTTAGAGCGACAAGAACAATATACGATTAATCAATCTGCAATTGAAACCAATCAAAAAATTGAAGAACGGATTGAATTAATTAAAGATGCATTAGAACATAATAAACATGCAATAGCAAAGATTACAACACGAATCAAAAATTTACATGGTGAGATTGAAGTTGCAAAAACAAAAAAGAAACATGCACTTGAAAGTTTAGATTCTTATAAAAAGTTAGAAACAGAATATAAGGCATATGAATACTATTTAGAAACAATAAAAAGAAATGGTGTACCATATGATATTATTGCAAAAGCTCTTCCAAAAATTGAAGCTGAAATCAACAATGTACTTAATCAAATAGTTGATTTCAATATGGTTCTGAATACAGATGGCAAGAATATAAACGGATATATTATTTATGATGAGGATAATTTTTGGCCATTAGAATTAACATCTGGTATGGAACGGTTTATTTCTAGTTTAGCAATTCGTGTTGCATTAATAAATGTATCAGCATTACCACGTCCTAATTTTATCGCAATCGATGAGGGCTGGGGAAGTTTAGACTCAGAACATATTGCTGCAGTAATCAACCTATTTGAATATTTTAGAAACAAGTTTGACTTTTCAATTATTATTTCACACGTTGATTCTATGCGTGATATGGTTGATAAATTACTTGAAGTTAACAAACAAAACGGATTCAGCCAGATTCAGAACACGTAATATTTATAATAAAGTATTTCGTGTATGAAAAGAAAAGAAACTACATATAAAGGCTTAGACACATTCGATGTGTTTTTTACTGACACATCACTCACATCGCCTGATGTATTTCAAATTACAGAATTTCCATCACGATTAACTGCAGGAAAGAATTTAATTAAACTTAAAGGACATCCTACCAATTTACGTATTGGTTCTTATCTAAACATTGAAATTTTAGATTTTAACGGAGATCCTATATATTATGAAGTTGTAAATTATATAGATGAAGATAAATCTAGAATTATTGCAATATATGTATACGACGAAACATCTCCTGGTACTGCTACTATTACATTATTAGGCGAATTAAATGAAATCAACGGACAGCCGGTACCGCAAGAATGGGAAGGTAGATCTAACGTTGGATGGTCTAGAACAGTTGAAGTTAATCCTACAATATCTAATGATTCTGAAATCATATTTGAAACATTGCCTTCTGCATCATTAACAGAACAAGTAGGAGTACAATTGGATAGAACATATCCTAATAATCAGCAGTTTCCTACTTATACTACAGGCACAGTAAGATATTTTTCATATAATAATACACCAGCATTTGAAATCGCAGGCGGGTTATTTACACAAGAAATGGAAGGTGGTACTATAACAGTTTCATCTCCTGTAAATCCTACCCCTACACCACAATATACGCCTGGTACTACGACATATGAAACAACCGTAAGAAAAGTATTATCTGATACATTGATGTTGTTAGACGACAACTTTACGGTTGCATCATCACAATCTATATTTACACATACATATACACAGTTTGATTATTCTTCATTTTCTATAACATATGAAGCAGACCCAGTATATACACCAACTCAAAATTCTGAATCATTTGCAAATATATCATTGTACGGCTTGCAACCAGCAACTGGAGATGTTAGCAGAATTAAAATATTTTTGAATGGTAATGGTAGTATAGGTACGTGGGAACAAATCAATGACATTGAGTTAGAAGAAACAGAATTGTTTATTGACGAAGCAAATGTATTTCCAAATTTTCGAATAGGGGCATTTACATCACAATCTGTTATTGATACATATTGGGAGTCAAACTACTATTCTGGTTTTGTAGAACTGTCTGCACCTACATTGACGTGGACTTCTTCAAGTATGGCAAATGCAGTGCAAGTAATTACAGGTAGTTCTGGGGACATTACTGCATATAACCAAGTATATACATTTCAAACAAAAACAGCGTATGCAGCAACATTTGTTTCAGAATCTTCATATAAAATTACAATAGATGCAATTGGTACAAGAAGTGCTGTTAGTGGTAATAATAACCCAAAACTAAGCGTATTTTTATCCGGCTCTGCATTTCCGTTTGATGATACTGATATTCTTAATCAAGAATTAACAACTAAATTAGGTGTTCGAGTAGGTGAATTAGAAGTAACAAGTAATTCACAAAGATTTGATGACACAGTATTTGAATTTGAAGCACCCGCAACCGGAACTGCATCACTAATATTTGTTATAGAATCTGGGGAATGGACATTTTCAGATATCAGAACAACTACTGATAATGATGCTGGGTATACTCCTGCATACTCAAAAATACGTACGGAGATTCCTACAAAACATAAATCTTCAAATCAATATCGTTTCCGCATAGATTATTTCAATGTAGATGGTGTTAAGAGTCGACAATCAACATATATCAATAATGTAGATTGGCAGGGCGGTAACCGTTATATAGACGGCGAATATTCAATGATAACAGGTTCATTGTATGTAGCTGACACATTAGAAACGGGTATTGCAATATCAGGACTTAAAGATACTGGGTTTGTACGAAGCTTAGGATATTCTGGATTTGCATACGACGATCCTGGATTTTTATTATGGAGCGGTAGTGCACTATCTGGCAGTTCTGGAACTAAAGGCGGCGTACCATATAGTGGCGTTGGCTTAGAATTATATGCAACTACGGACAACTATTTTAGATTCTCAACTACAGATTCTGAATTAGATATACGAACCCAAAAGTTCTTTGTAGGTAATGCAACTACATTTATATCAGGCTCAGATGGAAATTTAGAAATAAAATCAGGCAATACATTAAATATATATAATGGTATTATTACTGGGTCTGCATTAAAGATTACAACTACAATCAGCGGAGAAGATTATACTGTATTAGATACAACTCAAAAAGTTATTGATTCTATAAATATTGGTCGCATACTTTATCAAAATGATACTAATTTAGATTATACTGCATCAACGGCTAATGTTGAATCAACTGGGTCAAATACTACAATTGCAACGTTTTATGCATTTATTTTACCAGGCGAAACAACATTAACAACTATGTATACAGTCAGTGGCAGTCGCACAGCAGGAACGGCAGTCTTTTGGTACGATATATTAGATTTATCCCCAGCATACATTTCTGGTTCTAATGCTAACATTACATCAACTCGTACGAGACTTGGTGTTAGTTCTATACAACCATTATTATCTACCGGTAGTGCTACATTGCCAGCTTCTGGCGTAACATCTCCAACATTTGGTACATATTTTAGTAGTATGGATGGTGGCCTAGGCGCTGGAGGAAGCAGTATGTATCGTTTTTATCGTTATACTGATATATCATATTTAGCTGGCCAATATGTAAAATTTACATTTAAACGATATCCTTATGCTTTTGGCGGTTCTGGAACAGCTACTGGTAATGTTTCATATAGAAATATTACAATTCTATCATCTCGATCTGGTTTAATAAAAGGAAATGCAGCTATCGCTACAGCCCCTGGCAGCCAGGTTGCATAAATATCATATGATCTATATAAGTTAATATTTATATAAAATGGGCATTCGAATGAAATCAATACTACAAGAATTCAAACAACATCTCGCAGAGCAAACAAGTAATATTACTGTTTTATTTCCAGGCGGATTTAAACCTATTACTGGAGCACATTTAGCACTTGCTAATCGTTATGCAGAAGATCCACAAGTACAACAAGTAGTGATGCTTATCGGCCCAAAAGATAGAGATGGGTTTACAAGAACACAATCAATCCAAGCATTCAATTTGATGAATTCAAACCCAAAGATCCGCATACAACCAACAGAATTTAATTCTCCTATCATGGCTGCATACGAATACTTGTTTGCATTGCCAGAAGATACTGCGGGTCAATATGCAATGGCTGCATCTGCAAAAGGAGATGATTATGTAAGAACTAAATCATTTGTGCCTAATGTAGACAAATACAAAACAGTAGGCGATAAGTCGGGTCGAATGATGCCAGCTGGTGTCGACGCAATT